ATTCATATCATGATTACCTGGGATCATTACGACGGGTGCTATATTAGCCAGATTATCTAATAATTTAGCAACATCTTCCCAATTATTTGCCGAAGCTCGTGTCATCGTATCAAAAACATCACCGGCGATTGCAATTACATCGACTTCACGTACACGAAGGCTTTCATATAGCTTTTCAAAAACTAATGAAAACTCATCACGTCGGCGGTCCTGGATGTGTATATCAGCAATGTGGGCAATATACATTCTGTACGTTATTTAATAAATATAATAAACATCTAAATAGGGTTTCTTGATATAGTATTAAAAAAGGAAATACGAAAAAAATAACCATTTTAATTGCAATCAAAACCAAAATGGATTTTTATTTTATATTTTTTTAACTTCGGCTTCGGCTGCAATTTTAACTTTAACTTTGACTGCGGCTGAGGCTGCGGCTTCGGCTTCGGCTTCGGCTTTAACTGCGGCTGCAATTTTAACTTTGACTTTATCTCTGGCAGCGGCGGGATCATATCCGTGTTCATATTGTTGTTCCTGTTCTGCCTTATAAGTATTGACTAGAGTAAAATTAGCTATACTTCTAGCCACTTCAGCTAATTCTTCTAGGATGTTAGAAGTTTCTGCTCCTTCCGACAATATTTTTTCTAAATATTCTATTGCAATATTAGCTTTTTTATTGTGGTATGTTGAAATATGAGTATATTTTTCGGCTCTATCTTTAGCCGATCTATATGATTTAGCTGCGATTTTGACCGATACTTCAGATTCACAAAGTATGCTATTTACGAATTTGAAATATTTGTAAATTTCAAGTTTGGAGGATCTAGCTACTGAGGCTTCAGCTTCGGCTACTATTGCTTTGGCAATTTTAGATTCAACTTCAGCAACTACATTTAAAATATTGTTATAAACTGGACTACTCATTTTTGGTATAGTTTTTATTTCTATTTGTTATAAAATCATTTTTTTTTGTTTATGAATTATGAGATTAAAAAAAAACGATGTTTTTAGTTTCCAAGCCTCACGCTTTATTTTTTACATCACTCCACTCCCCTACAGCTCCTACATTCCATCAGCTACCGAATCCAGCCCAGCAAGACCAACGATAATTACACTCCAAGGAATTGAAGAATCCGAATCCGAATCCGAATCAAAATAACTCAAGTCATTCTTTTTAACAACTCCCGATTCCAATGAACCATTACGATCATTTCCACATCCCTGCCACAAAGGCGAAGACGGAAAAGACAGCATATCCAACAAAGCCGAGAAAGGCGACAAAGGTGGCGGCGACGAAGGCGGTGACAAAGACGACAAAGGCGGCGGCAAAGGCGACAAAGGCGGCGGCAAAGGCGACAAAGGCGGCGACATATGCGGCAAAGACAGCATATCCGACAAAGGCGACGAAGGCGGCGACATATGCGGCAAAGACAGCATATCCGACAAAGGCGACGAAGGCGGCGGCGACGAAGGTGGAGACAACGACGACAAAGCACTTGAGGCCGTGTCCGTGTCCGTGTCCGTGTCCGTGTCCGTGTCTAACCGTTGTCTTTTAGGATCCTGAGTATCTAAACCGGAAAGCTCTTGATTTGAACGTTTTGGCATCTTAGTCAATAATCGAAAGCTTGGAACTTATAGTCAAAAAAAATTCATTTTTTTTTTACATTAATTAATTATTTCAATATAAATGGTTTTCTTCTCATAAAAACAAATATTTCCATATGATATACTCACTTAAATCGGTTTCTTAACTAACTACAATAATTGTTTAATATTATTACAATGTCTTCACGATGTCCAGATATGCCTACAGAATTTCCAATTTTAATTGAAAGTATTCAGATGGAAAGAAAGTATGAATATAATGACCTACTAGGGAGTGATGTCCAATCATTCCCAATTCGTCCTGAGCAAATTTGGAATGAATTTAATTCAATTCCGACTACACCCCCTCCATCATTAGTTAGTGATGGCCAAACGTTAGGTGTTATACGTCTACGTAAGGATGTACCTTTAAGTATGCTACCAGGCGACGATTGTAAATTTACTAATAGTATTAATTCATTCGGAAGGGTAATTTCTTCCAATAGTGCTTATGACAATTATCAAGTAATTTTAAAGCAAAATGACGGTTCTTTAGTTCCCTATAATCCATCGGTATGGGTTATTAACACCCTCAATAATTATATAGAATTTCCATATGGGGTTCCTCCAACTTTAACATCTCAGCCATTTTTGTTAACGTACTATGAGTATATTGGTACTCTTGGTGGGTTGGGAGCAGCTGGATCAGGTACAGTAACCCAGGGGACTAATATTGGAACCGAACCGGACGGTTCTATAATAGTGGAACCTAATTTAGGAGTTGCTGAATTGAAATTCAAAGGTATTCAATCAGGTTCAGGTATTAATATATCTTCTGATACCGATAATGTAATTATAAATGCCATTAATCAGGGTACGGTAAAAAGCGTTACTAACCGAGTAGGTTATATCGGCGTACCACTTGTAAATCCTGGTATTTTCCCCCAATTTTCAAATAATCCAGATATTAAAGGTATTGCCTCGGGTTCGAGCGGTACTATTTCTGTAACACCTGGTCCTTCGGATATCTTTTTGGATTTATCTTCCCAATCTCCTAATACGGCATTAGTTAGTGACGGTGGGGGTTTCCCAACTTCTCTTAATGCAGTTAGTAGTTTGGATGTAGCTACTTTATCGTCCGCATCAACACTTACTGTAGGAAAACTTATAAGTGTTGGCCCTGGTCCTGTACTACAAAGTAGTTCCATTTCAGAATCTAAAGCTTCGGCATTAGAAGTTTTGACCGGTCCTAATGCATTACAGACTAATTCCTTAGGTGAGATGGTTGAGGTTAGTAATGGCGTGGGGTATTTTAGGAATAATGGAGCTGGCGTCATTGATTGGGATAATAATGTTATAACTGACTCTACTCTATCATTTACTAATAAACTTGATAAGCCAATTTCTGGTAGTGGAGGTATTAGTGTCCGAACTGGTGCGGGTAATACGACTATTGATCGTATTATTCTCAATCCCACCAATAATGGTATATCTGTATCAAATGGTGATGGGATTGCTGGCAACATAGGTGTAAATCTAGATGTTAATGATTTAAGTGCAACATCTACTATTGATCAAGCAAATGATTATGTTGCTATTCATGACTCAAGTGCGGGAGGTACTCGTAAAATTACTCTATCCGATTTATTGCAACCAGTAATTGGTGGACTTGATAATATAGGGACTTACAACGCAAATACCGGACTTACTTCTACAGGTACGCAACTATTAGACGGGCTTCCACCTACTAATGGTGGAACACCTTGTACTTCTGGGGAGTTTTTCGTGGTAACATCTACAGGTACTCAACCTTCCGTAAATGGTGGATCTATTATTAATCAAGGAAATATCTTACTTTGTGATGCATCAAAGGGTTCTTGGGTCTCAATTGATCAAAATTTAATTGCGAGTAATGTGAGCATTAATACAATAGGTACGCTAATCGGCCCTAGTGTACAAAGTGCCTTAGAAGGTATCGATTCAGTAGTAGGAAGTAATCTATTAACGCCTGATCGGGCATTAATTTCTAATAGTGTGGGAAAGATAGAAGTAAGTCCGGTGGTACTTGCAAATGATCTCAGTATGCTGGAGTCTATTTCTAATGTATTGGCAGACGGTGATATAGTTGGTGTTGGGGCAAGTTCTAACTCTTCAGGCCTCAAATTAATTAATTCTGGAGTAACTATCTCAGAATTATCTCCACTATCGGGATCCTCTCTTTTAAATGATAATGTGGTTATTACAAATTCAACCGGTAAACTTACTACCCCGGCTACCGGTGGAAATGGAGTTCTTCGTAAAACAGCAGCAGGTGTATACAAATGGGATTCAACAGTCCCAGCTAATTCTACTTTTGTTACTGGGGTTAATAATACTAATAGTAATGTAGCGATCAGTGCCCAACATCAAATGGTTGTAAAATCGCTATACGATAGTACCCCAATTGTTCGCCAACTAAAAGCTGGTAATTATATTTCATTAACAGCCGGAGTTGATGATATTACTATAAATGCAAATGGTTTGGGCGAAGTAAATACTGGAAGCAACGTTGGATCTGGAAATGGTTTATTTTCTACAAAGGTAGGAACTGATCTTCGTTTTAAAAGTATTATTGGTGGTACGGGAGTAACTATATCTCAGAGCGTAAATGATATTACTATTAATAGCGATAATAATGGTACATTAACTTCTGTAACCAATGCTAATGTAACCGGACAAGAATTAGTAATGAACGCCCCTTCAACAGTAGAGGCTGTGATCAAAAGACTAACTTCATCCGGAGTAATTACTCTCTCTAATAACGGAAGTGATATTAATATCGGCTCAAATATTGGGGATATACTTGATAACATAAAAAATACAACTGTTAGTGCCGAAAGTTTACTTACACTAAATTCTAGTGATATTATAACACCCGTGCCTATATCAACTTATGGTAAAACGCTATTGGATTCAACATTACTAGACTTGAGATCTAGTATATTAGAGACGAATGGGGAAGCTATACAGTTATCAAATAATCAGATTAATATGTATACTTCTGGGACTACTGCTTCTAACTTGAGAATGCAAATTACGGATACTAATACATTTGTTAAAAACATATTAGATACCCAGGTTGTTAAAAGCTCCATTATAAGGTCTAGTTTAGGTGATAATAGTATGGTAATACAATCAAATGACGGCAATACTAATATTAGATTTGTTCCCCAAAATGATACAATATCATACTTACAAAATAATGGGATATTAGCATTTACAAAAATAGGCGAGGGGAACGCTATATTTGCTGTCAACCATACAGATAATACCGTATATACAAATGCTGAATTTAATATTAATGTCACTGCTTCTGATAATGCATTCTGTTTATATAAATGCCCTGGAGGTGAGCAAGTATCACTATATAGTCATAGCGGGCTTTCAGAGGGTTTTCTCATCCAAAAAAGTTCATTCGACGATGGGGTCAAACTGAATATGTATCATAATACAGGATATAGACCGATTTATTTAAATTCAGCAAATAATGGTAAACTTGTTATCGGCACAGAAAATATACAGTTTGATGCTGAAAAATTTGTAGTAGTATCATCTTCTAGGTTTAAAAATGGATTAACGAGTGATGCGGACTTAAACATTGAAGGGACAAGCAAGTTAAACTTTTCTTCTAGTAATAATTATCTACAAAATGACGACACAAATAATAATTTAAATTTACATTTAGCGAACGACAAAAATTTTGTTGCTGATACTAGCAACGACCAGTCATATTACCTGTTCCAAATTGGTGGAAACAATGTTTTATATATGAAGCGGGATTTAACAACCAATCCATTAGCACCAGTAAATAAAACACAAATATCTTCACAAATATTAACCGTAAAAGATGATGCTATTTCTGGAGGATATATTGAAATAGAACGAACAGGAGTATCAGGTACATTATCAGGGTATATTAATTACTTCAATACCACTGGAAGATTATTCTATACTGGGTTCAATGATGGTACAATTGGGAACCCTCTGCATTATTTTGAAGACCAGTGTAAATCTTATTCTTTTAAAAATTCATTGGGATCAATAATGAAAATAGTATCACACGAAGGAACTATTGGTGCTAATAGTAATTATGTAGAAGTTGGTAATAGATTAGAATGCCCTAATATCAAATTAAACGGACCTAATAATAGTGGTGCTTTATATTGCAGAGGCGATCAAGATCTACTCAATACGAACTCTGACACTGTTTGCTTAAATTACAATTTAAGCGTGGATAAAACGACTAATGTTGAAAGTGTTATATTACTTGGTGAAAAAACCGCACAAATCCAAATGAATCAATTTGCTACTCAATTTCAAAGGTCAAGTGCTGTTGGTGTATTACCATCTACGGTTTTAGAAATAAATGATGAGAATGTTGCTGTTTTTAAAAGATTTGTTCCAAATATTACCGATACTAATGATCTAGGAGCGGATGATGGACCTGGCAATTTAATAAAACGATTTCGTAATTGCTATTTAAATCAAAATTTAGATATTGCTGGTACATCTGCTAGGTGTATTTTGACTGATTCAAGTATTGCTGATGATACCGTAAGAACAAATTCCGTATGCGGCAATACGATAGTTGGTGTAAAATCTCAAACAAGCGATACTGGTGTTGGATTTCTGCGATTGGCTGCTGGAATTGAAACAACTGCTCAAATAAATGAGACGTATATTGATTTATATGGTAAAAATTCAACAGGGACATTTCAGCAAATTAAAACGGTAGTTAATAATTCTGAGGTATTAACATTACAAGATAATCAGGCACAAGTTCATCAAAATATGATTAGTAGAACAATTTATCCAGAAGCCGATATTACTTATGATTTAGGTATTACTGGTTCTAATGAATGGCGAAATGTTTATACTGATAATCTATATGTTAATGGACAACAAGTAACTTCAGATAGACGTATTAAAGATAATATTATTGATTTACCAAATGATAAAGGTTTGGAATTTATTCAAAAATTGAGACCAGTCCAATATACTTATATTAAATCTACACAAAAACGCAAACACTGGGGATTTATAGCACAAGAAATACGTGAAGTGGTTGGTAGTGATAATTATTCAATTTGGGGCGAACAAAAAACGCAGAACATGTTCGGGTTTAAAAAGCAACATATTTCCCCAAGTGATTTTCTAGGCCCTATTGTGAAAGGTATTCAGGAACTATCAGAAAAAAATAAGGAATTAGAAAATAAAGTAGACGATCTTACATCTCTAAATGATGCATTAGAAATTAGGATGTCTAAAATGGAAAATGAGATTATAAGATTATCTCAACTTATTTATTCTAGCCTGTAAATACATAATATGAATTTTATAACATAAAAAATATTATGAGGTTATCTCAAATTATTTGCCAGTGCTTCCGAATCCTCTTGTTCCTCTATCTGCTTCTTTCAAATTATCAACTACTATAAAATTTGGATTCTCTAACAATTTCTCAATTAAAATCTGAGCAATTCGATCACCAATATTTACCTTAATTGGTATATCTCCGGTATTTAAAATAATTACTTTTATAGAATCGGTGTATCCATAATCGACAACTCCGGCAAGAATATCTATCCCGTTTCTAAAAGCTAATCCTGAACGGGGGGCTATCCTCCCGTAATAGCCCATCGGTATTGCAATGGCAACACCTGTATTTACACAAGCTCTTTTTCCCGCTCCAATTTCTAAAGATTCTACAGAGTGGAGATCTGCACCTGCATCGGTATAATATCCCCTACTTGGAATTTGCGCATCCGGGTGTTTCAATTGAATTTGGATATTATTTGGATTATTCAGATATTCTTGTTCACCAAATCTCACAACATTAGTATTTATTTTTTTATTAAATGATTCAGCCATGATATTATATTGTTATGTGTTTATATATATTTAATAGAGCTGTTACCCCTATTCTCAATTTTAAGATTACATGTTGATAGGATATTATCAGATATTTGGATAATTTTTAGGTTAGGTGTCTTTGTATAAAATTTTACCCCATCATCTAAAAACAATTTTGCAATTTTATTAATTAGTTCTTTAAATGAAACATTATAATAAAGACGTGTATTGATTATCAAATCTACGATACAATCTAACAGATATGAGTATGTCTAAAGAACAATGTGTCACTGATCGATTACAAGGGATGATTTTAGGTGTTGGAATTGGAAGTTGTCTTGGAGCCCCGCATCGCCCATCTGTACGTAAAGGTGGTATACATATAGATAAGCTAACTGGGGTTATATCTCATCCAATAACTGTGGGAAAAAACTGCCATTTTAATATTGGAATAGGGGGGGATTGTATCGAAATGACGATAGCATTGATACAATCTATAATACAATCTGATGGATATGATTATTGTAACGACCGATATCACAAATCTATATGGATCGAAACAAATAGCCCAACCGTTGGGGATACTACAAAGAGAAACATCGAAAAAATAAATAATAATATGGCAATCCCAACTTCAAAAATCGAAGCACTTATAAAAGGCGTACCCCTAAATGAGTATTCTCGTGCATCCAACGGGGCACTCCTAAGGGCTACTCCATTAGCGAGTATTGCAGATGATAAAGAAAGGCGTTTAGCTTGTATTTACGAATGTTGCATTACACATTTGAATCCAATTGCTGTAATTTGTCATATTGTATTTGTGGAAGCTGTAAGAATGGCCATATGTGGTTATTCCAAAAAATATATTATAAAAAGATGTTCAGAAATTATATTACAAGAATGTAAAAATTTCGATACCCAAATGATAAGTTTAATGATTGGTAGTTCTTTCGTAGAAACTAACACAAATTACTCATATACATTTCTTAAAAAAGAGATTATGTATGCATTTAATTCAGCGTGTAAGGGTAAAGAATACGATATGAATAATAGAGAGTTTAGATGCATTCAAAGTTTCTATTGTGCATTTTTAGCGTTGGCACACTCAGATTCTTTTCAGGATGGTATAGAGACAATTATAAGGATGGGTGGGGATAATGATACGAATGCGAGCATTACTGGAGGATTATTGGGTGCATATTTTGGACGTAAGATAATGGAATGTGATACAAAAACATTAGAAAATATCCAAATTGTTATTAACGCAGAAGCAGACGCTAATGAAGAATTATCCGAATATGTATCTCGCCCCCCTTTATATCATTTATCGGAAGAAAAATTAATAAAGATGTCTAAGGATCTATATGTAATTGGTTTATTATAAACTGGTTTACTTATTGATAATAAACTGATTTACTTATTGATAATAAAAAAAATGTTTTTTATATTTTTTATATTTTTTATATTTTTTATATTTTTTATATTTTTTATATTTTTAATATTTTTATATTTTTTTTCTCTGAGTCGGTAGTGGATAGCAGTTTCTTTAGTCGGCACTAGTGACAACTTTATCGGCGACAATCCCATCAGTTAGTAGCAATGGTAACCCCATTGGCGACAACTCCATTGGCGACAACTCCATTGGCGACAAACCCATCGGCGACAACCCCATCGGCAACAACTTCATTGGCGACAACCCCATCGGCGACAACTCCATTGGCGACAACTCAATAAACGACAACCCCACAAGTGGCAACTTCATCGGTGGTAGCTTCATAAGTGGCAACTCCATCAATGGTAACTTCATAGGTGGTAGCTTCATCATCAACAACTCCATCGATGACAAGTTCATCAATGGTGACTTCATCGGTGGCAAGTTCATCAATGGTGACTTCATCGGTGGCAGTTTCATCAACGAAAAACCCATCAGCGACAAACCCGTCAGTGACAACTTCATCAGTGACAACTTCATCGGTGGTAACTTCATCAGCGACGTAGTAGTTTCATCATCGACAACTTCATCGACAACTTCATCGACAACTTCATCGACAACTTCATCGACAACTTCATCGGCGGTTCCGCACTGATAAATAGAATTAACAGATTTGATCTCACTTCGGAATTGACCATTTATTTCATGAATTGGAAGTACCTTACCGAAACGCATCACCTTGTTATAATACTTGCCGTTCAACTTTTTAATTTCTTCAACCTTCTTAAATTCAAGATACAAGATTTGTTCCCTGTCTTGGTTGATTTTATTACCACCCTTCATCTTTTTATATTTATGAAATCTGTAGATTTCATTAAAATTCGTGCCATTTTTAAAAGCTTTGAATTCGGCCCTTGCAATTCCGTCAGGTTTATTTGCGCATCCCTTGCAGAATTTCGGTTGTACTGAATATTGTATTTTTACAAACACCTTTTCCACTTGACAATCTTTGCACTTCTGGGCATATTCACGTTGCACTACAATATTGCAACTGTTGCACAAGAAATCATTAGACCCATTGAGAATATTAAATTCGCAACTATACTTCTTCCAGTGGGTACTCGTCGGATTGTGCATCATTAGAAAATGATGATATAAAGCGGGTATCATCTTCCTACAACACACACCAATGCATTTCATCCACTTCCTCATCTCTGAATTGAATGCTTTGCCAACAATTATGTGTTCCATCTCATACAATTCAGAAAATCTTCTTATTATTTCACTGTCATACCAATCACTTGCATTGCGTACCATTTTTTCAACGTAGTGATGTTGAGAATCGACAGCAAACAAAACTCGATGTGCTATTTCCGGATAATAGTTTGCGATATCATTCCACCATTTTGGTACACCTTTATCACGATTTTCGTAGGGTTCCATCTTGCAATTTAATGCACCACATATTCCGATGAGTTCATTACCTTCCGTAAAGAATGATATTACCCCCCCGCCTATAACGTGGATAGATATACCATATACATCATACCGTTCATATCCTTCATTTCGCGGTATCATAACCTGACCAATTTCCAATCTGTCAAATGTTGGTCCACTCACAATAATACGATTCCAATAGAATATAACATGAGATACGGTGATCCCATATTTTAGGAATAGAACTTCGACATTTCCAAAATTGGTTTGAATTGCTTGATATCCAAATTTGTCACGATAATTTTTGGTGAATCGACCTGCTGCGATTTGACCTGCTGCGATTTGACCTGCTGCGATTTGACCTGCTGCGATTTGACTTGCCATGATTTTTTCTGCTGCGATTTGCGATGATCCGTTATTTTTATTCAAAGAAAATTCATTTTTTTTTAGTTATTGAGAATTAAAAAAACAAGGATAAAATATTTACAATCTCTAATATTTTGAGTACTCATTCTATATACCGTAACATATAATTGAAAAGTAAATTATGGATCAAAAAATTGCAGTATTATATAGTAATTCTGATAAAGGGGCAGTAATTGAATGGTGCAATACAATTGCTATAGGAATGCTTATATTACTTACAGTACTAATTGTATATAGTATAGTAAACGATTTCTTTTATAAAAAGGAAGAAACATTTACAACATGGAAAGAACTTTCTTATGAAACACCAAAAAAATTACAAAGGCTAGAAAAATATGAATTAGAACCGAGTACATTTTCATCAAATATGACTGAAATGGTGAGAGATCGGTTTGGATCAAGACCCCCACTACGGGGTGATGTAGAACAATATACCGGGGATTTCAGTTGTAGCGAATTTAGCAATGTTTCATCCCCATTTCATGGTTATAATGATGCAGCGGTTACGGGATCATGGCTAAGTAATTCTCTTGGTGGTAAAGACACATTCTTATTAAAACCACAATTTGATAGTTTTGATGGAACTAGTTCGTCAATTCCTAAATTTAATAAATGTTCATCTACAGATTCTACAATGCTTGGTCGTTCTACAAATATTGAATTGCCTTCGGCATAATTAATTTTAATTTTTAAATTACTAATATTATACAATATAAAAAATGAGTTGTCCTAATGACGAAATAAAAAATAGACCCACTAAATTAGGGACTACAGTCTGTGATAAGAATGCTAAAGGTTCAATTTGCCCACCGGGTTATACAAGAGATCCTAATCGTCAAAATTCAGGTCTTAGTCCACAATGCAACCTTCTGTGGTGGGATGTCCCAAACTACAGCGGTGTATGTTACAAAGATGATTACAGTACTGATGCAACTTCAAAATTTAACTGCTGTACTGGTATCAAAGACCCAAAAGACTGTCCAAAATATTATTGTAGAAATGGTAAAAATTGTAATGATCAAATATATGCCGGTGGTATTGGGGTTCCCGGTTGTAATACAGTGGGGCAAGGAATACTTATGAAAAATGATCCTACTCATCCATGTATAAGTTGGTGTACCGATCCAAAAAATCACGGGAAATGTGATGTGTCAATGGTAGAATTTTGCAATTTGGATCCTGGAAATCCCTATTGTTCATGTTTAAAATCCAAGCAACCCGTCCCAAGCTGCCTTGATAAACAATGTCAAGATACTGGGTACAAAACTTATACGATGAATACCCAAACGGAACACTGTCCGTCTGTTATACAATGCAATCAGACTATAAAAACAATTGGTAGTGGTAATATTGTTTCAAGTAGTCAGCTTATGACTTGTGCTACGTCTACTGGTTCTACTCCTATAAATATCCCCGGAACTGCAAATGGGTCTACCCCGGGAACTGCAAATGGATCTACCCCAGGAACTGCAAATGGGTCTACCCCGGGAACTGCAAATGGGTCTACCCTGGGAACTGCAAATGTTTCTTTCTTCGTAAAGTTTAAAATTCCAATTATTATTATTATAGTAGTTATTGTCTTTGTGGTTCTTATTGCGGTATTTATGTCAATGGGTGATAATAGCGATAATGATGATTTAGACCCATCTATCGTTCCAAAAAACCCCTATACAACTAATTAATTTATAGTAAAATTTAAGTGATAAAAAAACTTGTAACCTATTATTTTTTTAATACATGTTACTAGCCCAATATCCCTTAGTATCTGTACCATTCCACTGCACTGAGTCTCCCATACCACGTACCCTTCCAGTCGTATGATTATTTGGTACAGCATGTTTTGCAAATGCTAGATTTCCCAAAGTTTCAGAACCTGCATGCCCATCTTGAGCGGGGGTTGAATCGTTCATTCCATATCTGCGACTTGCTCCGTATTCAGGTACTGTGTACATCGATCCAAATCCAGTACCTGTTCCCATTAGTTGATTTTGCGGCAGTGGTTGCGAAACCAAACTTTCTTTCCCGGTAAGAATTGACTCACGCATATTTGCATTTTTATCGATATCTGCAATACATTGGTCCCTACTGGATTTCTCCGATTTCATCCTTTCGAATGACATGCGTTCATGCGAAACCTGAGTATCAATATCAATATCCCCGTTATGTCCATATGTGAAGATATCACTATTAGAATGATCCCCAGATCTTTTATTATCATGACCCCCCATACTGGAAAATGATTCTGTATTCATAATATATGAATTAGGATGAAACCCAGAATCTACATCATCCCTTGATAGAATTTTTGAATCATGCATATTTACTGTTTTGTTATTATACACTGGGTTGCTATACAATGGGATATCTTTAGTAAGTCCGTTTTCAAATTTCGCCATTCCTTTTCCATTATATTGGAATACACATACACCAACTAAAATAATAATTAGTAGGATGAAAGTACACATGAGCAATTGATTGCTTGAACACATCTTTTTTTATATTTTTCACTTGCTTTGCAATATAATGTGGTATATATAACTATTTAAAAAAAAAATAGTGAGGTCAAATAAAAAATAGGTCTATTATTTTAGAAACTTTTTTTAGAAGCTGGTTATTATGTTTCTAATGTTTTCAATATTACCATTAATACTTTGAATCTTTGAAGAAAGTTCTCCAATCTGTGACGTAGCTTGGCGTGTGTTAATATTGTAATTTGTTATTGCATTTGAAATGGGAATTGGTACATTTTGATTATTTTTGGTATAATAATCTTTAATATTATTTACTAATGATTGTACACCAAAGAATATATCACCATATGTATTTTTTATCGGTGTATAGTAAGAGTCCATCATATTATCCAATTCGGATGATGACATTGTATATAATGCTATTGGGTTTTTGTCAAATTTATTAAATTTAATCTGGACGGTATCGGTCATGGATTTGATATCATCAATCTTTTTCTTTAATGATATCAATGAATTATCAATTTGTTTTTCAATATTCATTACGTACACATTACTATTTCTAGATAGAGCGATATTTCCCATTATTAACGTTTTAATATCATTACTAATATTTTGTAATGCATTTTGTATATCACTATATTTGAATGAAATGGGCCACGCCTTAAGATTTGAGAAGCTATTTTTCAACTTTACTACTTCTTGTAAAAGGGCCGGGTTACTAACCTGTGCCTGTGAATATACCGGAGTTATAGTACGGCGTGATGCTATTACGATAAAGGATACTATGGCTATAATAATGACAATTGTCAATGCAAATAAAATATTCCCGGCGAAGTCAAAAAATGACATATTTATTTATTTTTTACGGCAAGGAAACTCGAAGGTAAAATATTCGAAACGCAAGAAGGGCACGGATTATAATAATTAGCAGACTTTTCATCTATTATTCCAAAATAACTACCGATACTGAATAGTGCTGTACTTACAATTATAAATAAAATAATAATTCCTGGAATTATACAAGGTCCACACATGTGTTATACTAATTAAAAAAACGATATGTGCGATATGTGTGATATAATGATACCTAAAATATAAAAATAGTTAATAAATTATACATTGATATTCTAAAAATAAATCATTTATAAAATATATAAAAGAATTAGATTCATATGTATCTCATATATAGCTTCTCAGTTTCGTGGTAATACTACAATTAATTACAGTAATTAACACGTAATAATAAATTACATGCGTCGTCAGGAATTAAATAGTGAAAATAATAGGAATTACAGAGGCGGCATTAGGCGTGCCGATTCGCGATCACAAAAGTCAAACCCACCTAAGCAAAGAGCAGTAAATACTGTATTTGCAGATGACAACTCAGATATAAAAAATCTACTAACAAACTGGGATCGCAAAGAACGCAGCGGTGTGTCATTTGGCGGAGAAAGAAACTCTACCCAAGTGCAAGCAACTTTAATTCCGAAAAAAAGTCCTTACGATATACATACCTTAATGCGAATTAATAGTCGCGGTCGTGAAAACTTCGGCAATTATCAAAATAGGGATTTTCACGAAGAACAAAATATTGATACTAAAAAAGATAAAATTGATCTATCAGATGGTGGAATAGAAACAGAACTTCGCCACATTATGAGATCTGAGGGCACAATTGAAGACAGTTTAAGTTTAAACTTTGGAATTAGCGACCAGTATATGGTACTAGATTCATTTCTTAAATCGGGAGACTCAGATGTACAAAATGGAAGATTTGTATATAACCTTATGATTCAGGGATCGACTAGGGAAGATGCTATTGGTATTGTTGATAAGTTAGACTATATTATTGAGATAGAAGTCTATCCATTTTGTGGGCCAATTCCTACAGCTTATCCGTATGTGACTAATAATTTAGGACAAGATCCTAATCTACCAAGATTGGTTGCAAATCCAACAGCACCCGCTGGTGCTGGAAACCCATTTTCACCAGATGTATCTCAAATGCCATTTTGTAATCGAGTAACCATGTATATTGAAGAAATCGGAAGACAGTCATTTCTTGGTGCCCGAGGAAGGAGGCATCATTTTGAATTTGATGTATCATTGGCACCAACCGGTGACCGCGCTATATATACCCCAGTTGAAGGGCAAGAAAAATTTATATTTACAGATCCGATTCAGGCTATTGACGGAGTAACATTACAATTCTATAATCCATTAGAACAATTACAATTCCCAATAGAATGTCCCGAAAGAATTATTGCTCGGGTTGTAGCAGTCGGTCCTGATAGATTTCTAGAATTTGACACTTTGAATTCGCATGATTTGGCTAATGACGATAGAATATATATTGATAATTTACAGACTGGAAATTCAATTATAGATGACTGGGTTAATCGATCAATTGGTCATAATGTAACGATTTCTACTTTAAATACTTTTCGCCTCAATCCCGATGTTGATGTCGTAACTTTGGGAATTGCTGCGGGAAATCCAATACCATCATCACTAGTTAATCCAGTTAAAATTTGTATTGCTAAATTTCGAATGAGGATACCTTTAAGGATGAGGAGACTTCTACCAAAGATAACTCAAAGGATTGTACCGCAGTAAAGAAAAATTAAAAGAGATTATTTTTTATCTGGTACTAAAATTTCTAATATTTTTACTATATCTGGGTCGGAAAATAATACTGAAACATAAGAATCTAACTTATCATTAAACTTATATATCTGGTACCCAATAGGAGATGATATATCTTTTTCGTAAATGTAAGTCTTTCCATCTATTATAATCTCTTTTGCATCAATCTCTTCTTCTTCGAAAGGTATACACGGGTCACTAATTTTTAGGTCCTTTGCAATATTATCACTGAATAATTTATTGTTAGTTGGTCTACAGGTATGGCAATTGGATTTATTTCCAAATGTACATTCAATCGCAACGCGATCTAACAATTTTCGTATTGATAAATTCATCTTATGCTTTTCTAATGCTTTTTCATGGAAGCGCTCATCGATAGTTTTTTCTTCCCGATAACTACCTTCTGGAATACCATCGTATACATACTGATTCTTTGTAGAAATGTAGAGGAATGGCTGAACGTTACGCTCAGAAATTGGCAATTTAATATGACTTCCTAATCTTACTCCGCGTGCTCGAATCTGTTCTTCACGAGATTTGTCCCAATATGGCTCCATCATATGAATTTGTCTAAGATTGTGCAAATCCAAACCTTCCGCTCCGGTTTTTGAAACTAATAAAACTTTAATAATATCACCGTATAAATTTTTTTCGCTATTAAAAATGTACTGAACTCTATTGCGATCATTTTGTGATATTTCACCATGAATCATTGCAAATCTTGGTTTATGTAAAGATGATTTAATTTTTTCTTCAGATATTTCGTCAGATTTTTCTTCAGATTTTTCGTCAGATATTTCATCAGATATTTCGTCAGATATTTCGTCAGATATTTCATCAGATTTTTCTTCAGATATTTCGTCAGATATTTCGTCAGATATTTCGTCAGATATTTCGTCTGAGATTTCATCCGATCCACTGATTTGATATTCAACATACCCTGCAGATTGTAAGAAACGCTTCATAGCTTTTAGTCCATTTTCAACAAACTGTGAATATATTAAGACCGATCCTGGTGACTTTTTTATATTTTCAATTATCATGTTCATTTTTGGACTAGTTTTTTCCGTAAATAAATCAATGGGTAAATTGTCAACACCTACCGAATCAATACCCGCAAAGAAATTTGAAGTTGTTCGAGATTTTACGTAGTATGTACTACCCGTAGAAGCACCACTTCCTGGTAAGGACAAAGCCGGCGCCGATTGTATACGTTCTACTTTAACGAAAGGACCAGATGATCTTCCTTTACCTTCTGACTCCTCAAGATCACGAACCAATAAATATTGTCTATATTGAGGAATTGACATTTCTACTCTAACAATTTTAGTTTCAAATTCTTCAGGGAGATCACCAGCTGCGGCTTCTGAATAACTTGCTCGCGAAACAAGCCCGACTATTCTATTTGCTAATTTGGATTCATTTATTACTTCTCCGGTGGTCTTAGATATAAAGAATTTATGAAACTGTTCGTATAGGGGTGGAAGTATTTCTTTTCCGGTTAGCATATTGAAGCACGGTACTAATTCAAAGGGGTCCTTAGACGAAGGAGTTCCTGTTAGGAATAATATTCTAATATTTCTAGCGTCCATTACCATATTATAAAACTTCCGTGCATTCGTTTGATCATTGGCACTATTGATTATTGCCCTAAATAAATTATGAGCTTCATCTACAATTATGAGTTTATTATCTAACGATCCAATATTCGATCCATTTTTAATTCCCGATGATGCTGTAGCAATTTGCTTCGCCATATTATACGCATCCATTGCGACAAATTTAAATCGATTTATTGCATCAATCTGTTTCTTCTTAATAATTTCCGGATTTGCATCTGGAAATAATAGTTTAATTACTTTCTCAACCTCACCCACAAAATTTCTTTGGATTGATTTAGGAAGAATAACTAAGGGTTGATGGATATCCCATATGGACATAGCTATTGCAACAGCTAGTCTGGTTTTTCCCATACCCATTGTATGATTAATTAATAACCCGCGAGCATTATCTCGCGCACCAATACCATATTCAGGACTAACAAACATTTGTCTTATCATATATTGGTGATAACGCAATACCGAAACCCATCTTTCATCAGATGATTTACCTTCTATTTCATGTATCCTTATGTAATTATTATATAAGTCTCGTAATTTTGTAGTAACTTCCAGAGGAAATGAAGTATTATTCCTATATAAAATTTTATTATCTAAAGATTCTTTTTTCTGTTTTGCCATTCTGTTAAACTACTAACTATATAACTTATTATAAATTTTTCTAATTTACCTATGATACACCCACCGTATAAAAAAAAATATATTTAAATCCTCCTGATATAATACATATTGTTTATGATACTACGAAAATATAAGAAGCATCAGAATCGTCTAGTGGAGTAGTAAAATGTTTGAAGAATTGATGATATGCAATATTAGGAACTTTATTGTGAGAATTATTATCATCTACGGATCTTATATTATTCCAACCGCGCCCATCACGCATTATATATATTACAACTACTTGATAATTATACTTCGAAGCTAAATCATAATATTCTTGCCGTCTAGATTGTTTTCCGTTAGTTGCATCAATTATAAGATTCTTATTATTGCGCATATATTTATCAGCACTCTTCATCATCTTAATATGTGACCCAATTTTGTCTTGATTTAAATGACCAAATAGTTGTAGTGTAATTTTTTTGGCCAATGTTGTCTTTCCGCAACCTGGCATACCAACCATTATAACCAAACATTTATCATTAGGGAGTGCCAGCTCTCTTAGTCCACATTTTTTGAACGAATCTAATCTTTTATAAGTACTAGAACCTTCATACTTTTCCATTCTGTGAAATAAATCTTCTGGAGTTTTGGCTTCCAATCCACAATTTTTTGCAAATTTCAAATCACAATTGGAAAAATCTTGAGGACGTCCCATTGCATCTCCACAGTAATATTTTACAATAGGATTTTCTACCAATGAGCAAAATTTAATCCACATTCCAATTTCGGGCTTTCTATTATTATCTTTTTTAGTTGCAATAAATGCACATATAGGTACTGGCACTAAATCTTCTAGTAACCGCAAAGAACTTAATACTCGATCAACTTTAGACATTCTTTCGACTTCAGTTCTAGCAAATTGGTTAGTAAATAGTACTATTGAATAACCCTCTTGAGCCATACGGTCAATATATTCTCTCCGACCAGGTAATAAAAATACATCATTTGGATCGTTAGGGTACATTTTATGTTCTCCGCAAATAAGAGTCCAATCCATATCGAAGGCAATAACTTTATTAGTAATTACTTTATCCGAAGAGGATATAATAAATAATCCGTTCTCTCTAGCAACTATAAAATCGTTGCTTAATCCAATATCCTCAATAGGTAACCCATCAACAGGTAAACTTTTAGTATTTTTAATCTCATCACGGAGTTCATCACGGAGCTCATCACGGAGCTCATCACGAAGTTCATCACGAAGTTCATCACGAAGTTCATCACGAAGTTCATCACGAAGTTCATCACGGAGTTCATCACGGAGTTCATCACGGAGTTCATCACGAAGTTCATCACGAAGTTCATCACGAAGTTCAGATTTTGATTTTTTATTTATATTTTCTGTTATATTGATATTGTTTTCATGTTTGATTTTTTTACTATGAATACCACACCTTGCGTATACTCCATTTAAATTATCATTAATGTTTTTTGCAACAAATGTACAATAATCTCCGTTTTTTTTAGTTTCCGAACATAATTGTTGTCCATATGAGTTATATCTTGGGATTTCTTTGCATATTACTGCATTATGAGACATGAAGTCGTCTTAATATATGAATAAATGATATTAGTTCAATTTTAACTAAGAAGGCTTTTTATTGCTTTTTATTGCTTTTTATTGCTTTTTATTGAAAAAAAAATTTAATTTTTTTAGACTTAAAGATGACTTAAACAACCGCAACAATGGCAGCAACAACCGCAACAACCGCAACAACCGCAACAACCGCAACAACCGCAACAATCGCAACAATGGAAAGTACTCTCAATGATGGTGAGGATTGGGTAGATATTGAAGATGTAAGTGAACAGTGGGATGTAGTTGACGCTACAGATAAAAATGAGTGGATTTTATCCGAAGGTCACATATTGGAACCTACACTTACTTCAAGTCTCTGGAATTCTGCAAGTTCTCTACTTGGCTGGGGTTCTCCAACTCTTCCCAATCCAACTCCACTTCCGAATTCATATTCGGGAGGGGAGGAGGATGAAGAGTTAGAGCAAACGGCCATAGCTTCCAGACTCTATTAAGTGTATTTACATCACACCCCAGAGTAATGTGTACTCGCCCACCGTGTTCCCTTATAAAAAATCTAAAAAATTTCAAAAAAGAGAAAGAAAACAACACCATCGTTTTTTTATCTGATATGATTTTTCATAAAGTTCATAACAGTATTTAAAGTAGTAGTTCAAGTTCATCACTGTCCAATACCATATTCTCATCACTGCTTGATACTATATTCTCGCCAATACCCGATACCACATTCTCATCACTGCTTGATACTATATTCTCATCACTGCTTGATACCACATTCTCGCCAATACCTGATACCATATTCTCATCACTACTTGATACCATCTTCTCATCACTGCTTGATACCATATTCTCATCACTGCTCGATACCATCTTCTCATCACTGCTTGATACCTCATGATTATTTTCTAATGGACTCCATCTCCTATTAATGGCCTTATCCCGTTCTCTTAGTTTCATATCTATATGTTTATTCGTATTACTTTGATAATCTTTATATGATTTTTTAAATTTATATAATGAGAATCCTCTTCGTTTATATATTTTCATTCTACCTTCACTCTGTTTTTTAAGTCGAGTTTCGACATCTTTTATATCTATATATATCCTTAGTATGCTTTCATCCGACCCCCTACGTAAATTCCTCCCCGTTATCTGTTTGAAGCCACCACGTCTTGATGTTGCATATATAGCAGCAGTTGCATTTTTAATCGACACCCCTCTACGGCTATATGCAAAAGTTGTAACTATAATCCTCCTATCATTTGCCTTTTTTACTGCATTTTTTCCAGATCCTCCCATAAGAATTTGCATTTTTTCTTTAAATTTAATTTCTTCATTGTCATTTGGTTTATCTCCAATTTCTGGAATTTCAATTTCATCTGGGGAAAATTTTTTGCAGAGTGCATTACCAATTACCGATAAGAATTTACGATGTTCTGCAAATATTATAATTACATGTTCTTTTCCATTACCTAATCCATATTCTTTAGCATATTTAGTATTATGTAGATTGTATAACCAAAATGTTTCTTCTACAATAATTTTCAACCTATATGGATCATTAATAATCAATCCAATTGTCTCCATGGAACTAAATACACCCGAATTATTATAAATATCAGTAATGTAATTCGGGTGGCCCGAATATGATATTTCTTTTACTACCCCATCAAAGTTGACATCACCTATATCAAAACCTGGAATATCCTCACTATATATTACATTACCTAGAAAGAATTTTACGATTCCCGATAATGGATTTTCTTCCTCTTCCGGGCTTGCGCTTAAACCTAATACATATTTAGTCTGTGCAAGCCATAATACATTAATACTACTTGGTGAAGAATACTCATGGGCCTCATCAATTATAAGCATCCCATACCCAGATAGAAAACTAATATTCTGTTTCCTTAAAGTATTGACTATAATAATAACTACATCATGCGTTTCCGGCCCTGGTTTATTTTTTTTAGCTGCGATGTACTTCCCTATAATAAGTTTTGGCTTCATTGCATTGAGTTCATCCATTACCTGTTCTCGTATAGCTTCCGTAGGTAC